TGGGAGGGACTAACGTGGTGGTCAATGTTGACGCTTCGGGCTCTAACGCCCAAGGTGACGGACAGCAGGCCAAACAGCTTGGTGCTGCGATTGGAGCAGCTGTTCAGGCTGAGCTAGTCAGACAAAAACGACCTGGGGGTATTCTTGGCTAATGGCTGTATTTCCTTCTATCACTCCAACGTACGGAGCTTCCAAGACAAGCAAGCCAACCCCTCGCGTGGTTAAGTTTGGGGACGGCTACGAACAACGAATTAATTTTGGATTGAACCAAAACCCAAAAGAGTGGTCCTTGACCTTTGTTGTTTCAGAAACAGATGCAGACACAATTGAAGCTTTCTTAGATGCTAGGGCAAATGACAATGCTTCTTTCGCTTGGACCCCTCTGGGCAGTTCAACTTCGTATCAGTGGAAGTGCCCTCAGTGGACAAAAACAATACCCTATCTAAATAGAGCAGAAATTTCAGCAACATTTGTCCAAGTTTTTGAGCCTGTACCTCCTCTTTCTCCTGCCTGATGCCTGTTCCCGTCTCAAATCTGCAAGCAGTTAATCCAACTGCAATTATTGAGCTTTTTGAGCTTGAGCTGAATTTGGTGATGCACGGCACTGACATTACTTATCGCTTTCACAATGGTTCAAGTCAAAACGAAAACCGTAAAATTGTTTGGGCTGGAAACACTTATCTTCGCTATCCAGTAGAAGCAGACGGATTTGAATACAATGGAGCGGGGCAACTCCCACGGCCTAACATTACAATCTCAAATGCACTTACCCTGATAAGTGCAGCTATCCTGACGACCCCAGAAGGCTTAGAGGGGGCAAAATTAACAAGAATTAGAACTCTTGCAAGGTTTATTGATATTGGAAATTTTGAGCCAATTCAACACCTTTTAGTGGCTCAAAATGGTGACAATTTGCAGTTACAGCAAAATGATGACATACTTGCTTCTTCTGAAATCATTCACCCTTACGGAAATCCAGACCCAACACAAGAGCTACCAAGGGAAGTTTATTTTCTTGATAGGAAAGTTATTGAAAACCGTGAAATTGTATCTTATGAATGCGCAGCAGCTTTTGATCTTGCAGGTGTTAGAGCCCCTAAAAGGCAAGCTTTGTCAAATTTATGCCAGTGGGTCTATAAGTCAGCTGAGTGCGGATACGCAGGAGCCTTGCCGACTTGTTCAAAAACCTTGGCTGATTGCACAGGTCACTTTGGCGGCGCTCAACTACCATTCGGTGGATTCCCTGGAGTTGGTGGCTTTAAATGATTTGGCAGATCAAAGCTTTAGACCACGCAAAAACCGAAAATCCAAGAGAATGTTGCGGCCTAATTGTTATAGTCAATGGCAAAGAAAGGTATTGGCCATGTTTGAACCTATCTACTGAAGAAGATCAATTTATTCTTGACCCAGAGTCTTACGCTGACGCAGAAGATGAAGGCGAGATTGTAGCGGTTGTTCATAGCCATCCAAATTCTGAGCCTGTTCCAAGTGAGGCAGACTTGGTAATGATTGAAAATACTGGCCTGCCTTGGTATATCGTCAATCCAAATACAGAAGAGTGGAGCGAGGCCATAAAGCCATCAGGGTTCAAAGCTCCCCTTGTTGGACGGCAGTGGGTTTGGAACGTTACAGACTGTTGGACGCTTGTGCGTGATTGGTACGCAGAGCAGGGGCTTGAGTTAATTGACTTCAAGAGGCCAAGCAGTAGCGATGAGTTCAACGAAAACCCTTTATTCAAGCAGAGTTATGAATCCGCTGGTTTTGTTGAGCTTGAGCCGGAAGAGGAGCTTGAGTGGGGAGACAGCTTGCTTTTGTCTATTGGGTCTCCAGGGTTAAACCATGTTGCCGTTTTCTTGGGCGATGGAACGGTTTTGCATCATGCTGGCAATCGGTTATCGTCAAGAGATATTTACGGGGGCTGGCTTAAGAAAAGTACAGGCTTGCGTTTAAGAAACCCGTCATTAAGAAGGAGGTTTTAGGTCATGTTGAGAAAAGTGCGATTGTATGGGGGGCTGGCTAAATTTTTGAATAGTCGATGCTTCGACTTGGAAGTGCAAAATCCAGCAGAAGCGATTCGATTGTTGCTTGCAAACTTTCCAGAGCTTGAAGTACACATGTCAAAAAATTTTTACAAAATAATTGTTGAAGATTTTGCAATTGATCTAGAAGATTTGGCGTTACCTTGCGGCCAAGGTGATATAAGAATCATTCCTGTAATCGGGGGAGCTGGAGGAGTAGGAAAGATTATTTTGGGCGTTGCATTGATTGCGGCATCTATTTTTATTCCTGGGGCTGCCGCTATTGGTTTTGGCCTAACGTTTGGAGCAATTTCGTTTGGTGTTGGCGCGCTCGGTGCCGCTTTGATCCTTGGCGGCGTTGCACAGCTAGTTAGTCCAGTACCTGCGACAGGTGGTCCTGGCGTTAACAACAGAGACGACGAGGACGACCCTAGAAAAAGCTTTAGCTTTAGCGGTATTCAAAACACTTCAAGGCAGGGCACAGTCGTGCCGATTGTTTACGGTGAAGTGATAACTGGCTCTATTGTGATTTCATCAGGCGTTGACACAATCAATCTTCCAGCATGACTGAAATACGTGGCTCAGGTGGCGGTGGCGGCGGTTGCTTTGCAGGTGAGACGCTTGTTTCAATACCTGGCGGCCAGTGTCGAATTGACGAAATAAAGGCAGGGCAAAGCGTTTTAAGCTTTGACGACAAGGGAGACGTCTATCCCTGTGAAGTCTTAAAAGTACACAAGCACTCAGATGAGGAGGTCAGCAGGTATTTATTGTGGGGCGGTGATTACGTTGACGCAACTCCGAATCACTGGGTGCTTAATCAATATAACGCTTTTGTAGAGATTGGCTCACTTGGCCAAGATGATTGCGTTGTAGATTCTCTCAATCACTTAAGGCCAATCGTATCAAAAAAACCTCTTGGCAAGAAAGACGTTTATAACTTAACTGTTGAGGAGCGGCATACATTTATTGCTAATAATGTTCGAGTTCACAACGCAGGACTTGGGGCACGAATTGCTGGCGCTGGCGGCGGCGGCGGTGGTGGCGGAAAGGGAGGAGGAGGAGGGAGTAGCAAACAAAGAACGCCTGAAAGAGACCGGGACAATTTAGCCTCTACCCAGTACGCAACAGTTGTTGATTTAATTTCAGAGGGCGAGATTCAGGGTATTTATCCGAACCTTACTCAAGGATCTTTTATTGATGGTGTCCCTCTTTACAACGAATTTGGTGGCCCTAACTTTTCAGGACTTGGTGTTGACTTTAGAAGCGGAACTCAAAGCCAACCAGCGTTCGCAGGGATTTCAGGCACTGAAAGTGAAATCCCTGTAAACGCGCCTTTGTTTACAGATGCAGGCCAGCAGCTTGTTGAAAGGATTGAAGATGTGGAGGTCGATGCAGTTAGGATTACTCTCTCTGTGCCGAACCTTTCCCGCATTGAGCAAGATGGTGACCAAAGAGGCGCAAAAGTTCACGTTCAAGTGTATGTTAGACCTTTTGGCGGCGGCTACGTTTTAGCCGTTAATGACATAATCTCCGGCAGAACTCTTGACCTTTACCAAAGAGATTATATTGTTGGAACGCCTAACGCTACAATTTACGATATCCTTGTCAGAAGAATATCTGAAAGCGGCGAAATCATAGCGGTTGGCAATCAATTTTCTTCTTATGTTAACGATTTTATTTGGACAAGTTTCACTGAAATAAAATACGCAAGATTGCGTTATCCAAACAGCGCATTAGTTAAAATTTCTATTGATGCGTCTCAGTTCAGGTCAATCCCCGCACGCAGTTATAGGGTCCGGGGAATCAAAGTTAGAATACCCAGCAACGCAACCGTAGATCAAAACAACGGCAGAGTAATTTACAGCGGCGTTTGGAACGGTCAGTTGGGAGCCGCTCAATGGTGTACCGATCCAAGCTGGATTCTTTATGATTTATTGACCTCGACTCGCTATGGTTTTGGAGGGCAGGTCAAAGAGTCCCAATTAGATAAAGCTGCTTTTTATAGCGCGTCTGTTTACGCTTCAGGCTTGGTGCCAACAGGTTTTGGCGGTTTTGAGCCGCGTTTTAGTTGCAACATTAACATTCAAGCGAAGCAAGAGGCGTTCTCCTTGATTGGCGAAATGTGCTCAATCTTTAGAGCGATGCCTTATTGGAGCCAAGGAGCTTTAACTATCAGCAATGATCAGCCGCGCTCTGCTTCTTATATTTTTACGGCTGCAAACGTAACTCCTGACGGCTTCTCCTACGAAGGGTCAAGCCAGAAAAATCGGCCCAATGTTGTAGTTGTAGCTTATCAAGATTTAGCAGCGCAAGATCTGGCTTACGAAAGCGTCGAAGACGCTGAACAGATTGCAAAATTTGGCGTAATTAAAAAGGAGATCAAAGCTGTTGCATGTACGAGCAGAGGCCAAGCGCACAGGCTTGGAGAATGGTTGCTTTATACCGAAAGATACGAGGCAGAAGTGATTAAGTTTTCAACAAGCATTGAAGCTGGAATTTTGGTCAGGCCCGGTCAAGTCATCGCTGTTGACGACCCAGTGAGGTCGGGCCAAAGGAGGGGAGGGAGAATCGTAAGTGCTACTGCCAGCCAAATTACGGTTGAAAGCGTAGAGCACCTAACGGCTGCAAACTCAGGCAGTCTTACGGTAGTAATGCCTGATGGGACGATTGAAACAAAAACAATAACTTCAATCTCTGGAACTGTTGTTACATTGACTAGCCCGCTTTCAGCGATCCCAAACGCAAACGCCCCATGGATTTACCAATCGGCAAATATTGTTAGCTCTATCTGGCGAGTGATAAGCATAACGGAAGAAGAGGGAATTAAGTACAATATCGCCGCTTTGGCATACAATGCTTCTAAATTTAATTTCATAGAAAGAGGAGTTCCTTTAACTTTCCGCGATATTACAGATCTAAACATTATCTACGATGCGCCTTCTGATCTTTCCTTTAAGGAGGTTTTGTTTGAATCTGACGGCAAAGCGCGTTCAAAGCTGATCATCTCTTGGAGTAACGTAAAAGGCGTGACAGTGTATCGAGTGCGGTGGCGGATTGAAGATGGAAACTGGGAAACAAGAGAGACAACCACAAACGAGTATGAGATATTAGATTCAGTTAAAGGCACTTATCAGTTTGAGGTTGTAAGTCTTAACAGGGCTTTGATCCCCTCTCCGCAGCCGGGATCTTTAGTAATTTCAGCCTTTGGCCGAACTGCTAAACCTTCTGACGTTGAAGACTTACAATTCAGCGTAATCTCAAGCACTTCCGCACGATTGACGTGGAGTCCAACCATTGATCTTGATGTGAAGCTTGGCGGCAAAGTAAGAATTAGACATTCAAGTAAGACAGATGGAACAGGAACATGGGCTGGCTCTCAGGATTTAATCACAGCTATTGCAGGCCATAGCACTGACGCGGTGGTTCCACTGCTTGAAGGTGAATACCTTGTCAAATTTGAGGACATTTTAGGCTTTCAAAGTCTTTCAGCTCAAAGTGTTGTCAACGATAGGCCGAATCCTTTAGCACCTTTCTCTGTATTAATTGACAGAGAGGATTCAGATATTCCGCCTTTCAGTGGTCAAAATGTTGATGGTGTTTTTTACTACGAAAATGCTTTTACGGCATTGGTAATGGGAGGGGTTGGCCTTTTTGACACAATTGACGATCTTGACAGCGTTGCAGATTTAATTAATTTTGGGGGCCTCGGTACTTCTGCGATTTACAATTTTGCAGAACAGTTTGATTTAGAAGGGATTTATGAGATTGAATTAGCTAGGCATTTAGTAGCTCAAGGTTATTTTACGAGCGACTTGATCGACCAAAGGGTTGGGAATGTTGATTCTTACGAAGTTTGGGACGGAGCTTCAGCGGACGGCTCAAATTCAAAAGTTGAAGTGCGCTTCACAAGTCAGGATCCTGCGGCTACGCCAACGTGGAGTGAGTGGCAAAGCCTGACAAACGCTTCTTACAGGGCTCGCGCTTTTGAGTTTCGGCTTAACGCATCCGTTCCAGAGGGCACAGGAGAGCGTTTCTTGTGCGAAGAGCTGGGATTTAAGGGTGAAATGAACCGTCGTTCTGAAAACGCACTTTTGCCGATTCAAAGCGGAGCTGGAACGAAAGCAGTTACTTTTGAAAGTGCTTTTTGGTCAGGCACTGCCCGTTTCGGAGGAGTTAACTCGCAACTGCCAAGCATTGGCATAACGGCTCAAAACTTCGATGCTGGCGACTATTTCCAGGTGACCAACGTTACGGGGTCCGGCTTTTCAGTAACTTTCTACGACAGCAGCAATACGCCTGTTGACAAAACATTCTCGTATCAGGCGTTAGGATACGGAAAACGCGCTTAATCATGGCTCAGTTTGACTGGGGGACGGGTGAAATCATTGTCAATGGCACGGGATCTGCTGTCCGTTCAGACCTAAACGATGCTTACAGTGCGTTGTTTTCGTCCAATAGCGGAACCAGCAGCCCTGTTCAAACCAGGGCCTATATGAAATGGGCTGACACTACAAGCGGAAAAATGAAATTGCGCAACAGCGCAAACACTGATTGGGTTGAGCTTTATAACCTAGACGGATCAACAGGAAGTATCTTTTCACTTGCTCCTGTAACTGTTGCTAATCAAAACTCTGTGACCTTTACAGGTATTCCCGCAAACACCAAAAAAATTAAATTTATTTATAGAAATTTGTCATTTAGCTTCGCAAATGCGGCTATTATTTTGCGCCTTGGCACTGCATCGGGTATGGCAGCCGGTGGCTACGATTCTCATGCGTTAAGGATAACGGACGTTGGCCCCAATAATATTATCCAAATGATCACTTCAACTACGGGGTTTGATACTGGAGCGAACACGGCTACTAACAGTTTCGGAGGGGGGGCTGCAACTTTTAACTATTTAGGATCTGACCTTTGGTGGATGGAAGGCATTTGTGATATAACTACCAGCAACACCCCAGCTACAATATACAAGACTTGGGGGGAAGTTCAGCTGGGAGGCCCCTTGACTCAGTTGCAAACAATTTTAAGCATTGGGTCTCAAAACATAGTCACAGGAAACTTTAACGTCATTTACGAGGTTTAATCATGAGCAACACAAGAATTGAAGTTGACAGCTTGACAGGAAGAGTAAAGCAAATTTCTTTGTCTGACGAAGAGCTTAACTATTCAGAACCTTTTTATCCGCCCGAAGCCGGAAGCATTACAGTTGAACAAAAACTTGAAGCATTGGGTATTAGCGTAGAAGAACTTAAAGTTGTTTTAGGGCTCTCTGAAGGCCCTTCCCCCATTGAATCAGAATAAAGGCTGAATTATGGCAAACGTTAAAATCAGTGACCTGACAGGTTACACAAATCCAGCCACGACCGACGTCATTCCAGTCGTAGATTTGGTTTCGGACTTTACTAAAAAAGTCACCATCGCTGACTTGCTGCAAAGTTCGTCTTCTGGAACAGCATCAGCCCCTGGATTTGCCTTTGGCGCTGACAAGGATACAGGTGTTTTTCTAGCTGCACCAAATCAATTAGCATTAGCCAGTGGAGGGGTTGAGCGCCTTAGGGTAAGCAGCATTGGATGCGGCATCGGAACGAGTGCCCCGGCTGGTGAATTACACGTTGCAAGCTCAAGTTCAACTAGCTTGTTTCTTGAAGGAAATAACGGAAGAAGCGAAGTTAGAGCTGTTGACGGAAACCTGTTTCTAACCGCAAATCAGAGCGCCGACTCTTCAGGTTTAAATCAAATAGTGTTTTACAGAAATGGAGCGACTGAATCTGCTCGCATAAATAATAGCGGAAACATGGGCATTGGCACGGCATCGCCCCAGACCAGACTAGACGTAAGCTTAGGAACTGTTCAGGCTGGAGACGTTAGCGCAGCAACGGGAGGCTCTCTTGGCTTTCAAATTAAATATTCCGGCAGCAATGTATTGAATACCATCTCAAGTGAATATTCAAGCGGCGCAACTTTTATAGGCTATGGAGTCAGAGGTAGGTCAGGAGTTAGTGGTTTTACCAGCACTGCTGGCAATTCTAATTTTGCGAAAGCCGGTATTTCTGTTGGGAACGGAGTAAGGTTTTACGCGAATGCTGCTTCTACCGATGGATTAAATTCCGTTGTGGCTTTGCAAGAAAGAATGAGAATAGATTCTTCAGGAAATTGTGGAATTGGAATCACTGCTCCTGGCGAAAAATTACATATTGCCAACACTGGCACTTCTGCTGGAGTCGGAGTTCGATTAGAGAACAGTGAAGGTCACGTCAATTTAGTTTCTGATGGCGGTGGTTTTACTTTTGAGACAGAAGCAAGCGGCTCTGTTGCTGCCATTGCCAGTAGCGGGAATTTTGGAGTTGGAACGACAGCTCCTGGCAAAAAGGTTGAAATCAGTACAGCAACCAACAACGACGGGCTAAGGCTTAGAAGCACAAGAGGCAACGGCTCTGTCCATGGATTATTAGCAGCCAACACTAATGGGCAAGATTTGAATGTCTATGTTGATGAATCTGGAGCAACAGGTAAGTTAGTAGTTTATTCAGCAGGTGGTAGTGAAGCTCTTCGGGTTGAAAGCAATGGGGATGCAGCTTTCAAGAATGACGTTTCTCTTGAGTCTGCTACTCCTTTGATGCAGCTTCAGGATACTGATGGAACTAATCAGCTTTTGCGTCTGAGTAGAGATTTAACAGGAGGTTTTGCGGATGTTCGCAGCAATACGTCCGCAGACAAGTTTGCGATAAGGCTGTGGGACGGTGCCACGTACCAGGAAAAACTAAAAGTAGAACCGGCAGCAACAACAGTCACAGGCGATCTTTTTGTTTCGGGCAATGTCACTTTCTCGACTACTACCGTCAGCGGAACAATTGCTCAACCCAGTGCAACTGTAATTTCAAGCGGAGACACTGACGTAACTTTTTTAAGCTTGCCGACTTATGTTAAGAGGTTGACTCTTATGTTTAAATCCGTTGGAGTGAGTGGCACTTACAGTTTCGAGATACAGCTAGGCACATCAAGTGGCTTCCAAATTTCTTCATACAATGGCGAGACAGTTTACGGCGTAATAGGCTCTACGAATGGCGGGAAAAGCTCTGTCACTGGGGTTCCTGTTTTCCAACAAGGCACAGCAAATATAATCTCAGGTACGGTTGATTTTGTAAATCCTACGGGAAACAGTTGGGTAGCAACTGGAATGTATGGTTTTGACAATTCAACAACTGTGAACGCGATAACCACTTCAACCGTAACCCTAAATAACAAACTTGATCGGATTCGTATGAAAGCAGACTCAGCAGGAGGCACTTTAAGTTCAGGAACTGTGAGCATCATGTACCAAGGCTGATATGCTTTCTTTGTTTCTAGTGTCCTAATGGCTGAATCAATTTCTTTTGTTTGGAAAATTTTGCAGCTTGACCGACGGCTTGTTGATGGAGTCGTCCAAGAGGCTCATTATTCAGTCAAGGCTTCAAACGGTGTTTACAGTAAGGAAGCAAGCGGCAGCATTTCTCTAAGCGAGCCAGAGGAAGACGCTGAACTGACTGCTTACTCAGACCTGACAGAGGAATGGGTTGTCAACGCTATCAGAGCTGAATTAGGAGAAGAGCAGGTCATGGCTATCGAATCAGCTCTTAAGTCAAGAGTGGAGGAACAAGCTATGCCTGTTATTGGTACTGGGTTGCCATGGGTCGGATGAAGTGGCTTAAGCTGCTTAGAGGTAGTATGAACGCAATGGGCGGAGAGTATGTCTGTTTCCCCTGGCACGTATAATTTCACGCTTCAGAGGCGTGCTGACTTCTCTTTGTCTTTGCAGTTTAAAGACAGTAATGACGCGGCAATAGATTTAACGGGTTCAACGGTAGCTGCGCAGGCTTGGAGCGAAAAGAGAACAACTAAATACGCAGATTTTGCGGTTGCTTATACAGATAGAGCAAACGGACAGGTGGCAATTTCTCTTACAGACGTTCAGACGACCGATTTTCCCGACAGCCTGAACTATGACGTGTTGATCACTGATGCGGGTGGATCAAAAGATTATTATCTTGAAGGCCAGGTAACAGTGTCTCAGGGTTATACCGCATGACGAAAGTCAATGTAACAACTCAGGCCAACACCGTTACGGTTCAGGACTCCAGCGGTTCAACAGTTGTTGCCGTTCCAGTCACGACGGTTGTCACTGCATCAACAGCTGGGCCGCGAGGTGCGTCAGGAGCTGGGTTTGTGCTTGATAGTTCCGCTAAGGTGGATAAAAGTGTGGTCTACTACAACTCTGCTTCGGCTGAGTTCAAAGCAGACGACACCTGGACCATTGAAACCATTGTTCTCGGGGGCAATTTTTAGGCCATGGCAAACACCATCAGAATCAAGAAGAGAGCTGCGGGTGGTGCGTCTGGCAGTCCCAGCAGTCTTGCGCCCTCTGAGTTGGCCTACTCAGAGGTTGACAATATTTTGTCATATGGCTTCGGGGACGCAGGAGGGGGAAACGCGTCATCTGTCATATCCATTGCAGGCTCTGGAGCCTATTGCACATTAACGGGAAATCAGACTTTATCTGGCAACAAGACTTTCACTGGAACAGTTAACCTAAGCGGTGCAACTTTAAGCGGTAATACAACATTTTCAAACAATCTTACGGTCACTGGCGACCTCAATGTCCAGGGTACGACTACGACTATTGACAGTCAGACACTAGATGTGACTGACAAAAATATTACCTTAGGCAATGTCACGACTCCAACGGATGTCACCGCTGACGGCGGTGGTATTTCGTTGCTCGGAGCAACAACAAAGACCTTTAACTGGATTAATAGCACAGACAGTTGGACTGCTAGTGAGCATATTGATCTTGCCTCTGGCAAGGAATTTAAGATTGCTGGAACGTCAGTTCTGAGCGGTTCGGCTCTGGGTTCTGGGGTTACTGGGTCCAGCCTGACCAGCGTCGGCACGATTGCCACCGGGGTTTGGAACGGCACAACAATTGGACGCGCCCACGGTGGCACAGGGCTCACAGCCGCTCCATCCAATGGCCAGCTGTTAATTGGCAACGGCAGCGGTTATGCACTGTCAACGCTGACGGCTGGAAGCAATATCACGATCACAGAGGGCAGCGGCACAATCTCAATTGCCTCAGCCGGTGGAGCAAGCGTTGCTGCTGGTGATGGTATTGACGTCGTTGGTTCAACGGTCAGTCTCGACCTGAAGGCAAATGGTGGCCTTGTTATTGAATCGACCGAGGCATGTGTTGATCTTGGCGCATCTTCGATTACCGGAACCCTGGCGATTGGAGACGGTGGAACTGGTGCGACATCTGACTCTGCCGCCAGAACGGCCCTTGGATTGGCCATCGGTACAAATATTCAAGCCTTTGATCAAGGGCTCGCTGATATTGCTGGCCTTGCCGTAACAGATGGCGGTTTCATTGTTGGAGACGGCAGTAACTTTGTTCTTGAAACTGGCGCAACTGCTCGCACCAGCATCGGAGCCCAAACGCTCGCAGCTGATTTAACGAATCTTTCTAGTTGTCAGTCTGGTGCATCAGCCGCTCTGGCTGCGCTTACTTCGACAGAGGTTGCAATTCTCGATGGAGCCACGGTCACCACGACTGAGCTGAATATCATCGATGGCAACACGGCAGCCACAGCAACCACTCTGGCCACAGCGGATCGGATGGTTATTAACGACGCCGGAACAATGGTTCAGGTTGCGTTGAGCGATTTGGTCACATTCATGGAGAATGGAGCAGTCAGCGGGTTTGAAGTTAACGGCGGTACGTTCTAGTTTATGGCAAATTTAATCCGGCATAAGCGGGGCACTTCTGACCCCGCCGCAGGTAATTTCACCGGAACAGGCGAGCTGTTGGTTAACACGACTGACGGCGGCCTGTTCACGCTGACTGATGGCAACTCTGTTGTTGAAATTGGCGCGGGAGGGGGAGGCGGTGGAACACCGCTTCGTTATTTGCATGTAGATGGATCTGGCTCACAAGCTTTAACTACAGCGCTAGCAACTG